TTCTTCACCTGCTGCTCCATCTCGTAGGGCAGCCGGTACTTCGTGTAGGTGTCCGTCGGCATACCGAACAGACGGCCGGGCAGCGTCATCCATGCCTGCCAGAGCAGGTCGCAGGGCCGGTGCCACAGGTGACCGCCCTCCTTCACCTTCTTGGCCGACACGGTGATGCCCTTCGACTTCAGCCGTGGGAACGATAGCCGCTGCTGTCCCTGTTCGTCGAGCACGGGGTGGCCGTTGTCGTCGGTCAGTGCGTCGAAGATGCCCAGGCAGTAGTAACGCTCGCGCACTCCCTTGCGCCTTTCGTCGTCGGGGATGAGCCCCAAGAGCGGACACAGTTCGCAGCGGTCTGGCTGTTCGGGTGGCAGCTTCCGTGGTGTGTAGTAGGTCTTTGGCATGGTGTTTTCGTTTATTCGTTATTATGTTGCGGTCGTGTTATAAAGTGCGAATCGGCAAACTTGCGATGGTAATTTGAGATGCGGGAAAAATAGGATTTTCAAAAATTACTGTGTCAACTCAGAGGAGGGCAAGTGGATTTGGGAATATTTGAGGGGGTCGAAGAAAAACGATGGCCCCGGAGTTATGAGGTGACGGACTCGAACGATGTCAGCTCGATGGTCAAGCCTTCATCGGTTCGTTGTGCCTTGAAGGTTGCGAGTATCTTGCCCTGCTTGTTATAGTGGCAGTCCATGATGGTGTACTCAGCCGTCACGTCGTAGGGGTCGTGGTCGTCGTCTGGTATCTGTGGACCTTTGCCGTCCATTGTCTTGCGGCTCAGCACGTCCTTTGCGTGGTTAGTCACTGCGCTCTTGCGCTCATCCATTGTCATGTCCTTCAGCTTCTCATAGTTCAGGGTGCCGAAGATACCCAATCGTTTGCTCTCTTGCATAGTTTCTTGATTATTGATTATGAATTTACTCATGAGGTTGTCCTTCCATCGGTCTTGCCTTGCCTCGGCACGCTGGCGCACTATCTTCGCCGTGTTGCTTCCGAGTTCCTTATGGATGCGGGCATGACAGGCGAAGCACAGACTTTTCAAGCCTTGAAGTCCGCAGTCGATAGCGAGTCGCCGCATTTCGTCTTTAGTCCTGGCAGTCTCGATGGGCACCACATGATGTACACATCTGGCACTTGTCACGATGCCTTGCTTCATACATTCTTCGCAAAGTCCGTTGGTGCTCCTGAGTTTCGCAATGCGCAACTCCCGCCACTCGCGGCTGTTGTATATCTCCGCCTTGTCCTTGGCTACCTTGTCGGATACGCCTCGCCAGTTACGCTTCTTCATCCTATCCTGTACACTCTTTTTTGGTTTGAATCCCAATATGGCGGCTCATTCTTCTCCCACTTGTTCTCGCGTGCAAGAGTTATGAGTGCATATTCCTGGAGCTCTATCCTGTTAGCGAACTGCCTGATCTTCACGTGCTGCTTAGGTGATGACATGGTGAATTGTAGCGGCGCTGAGTCCTCCCACGTAGGTGTTTCTTCATCGGGGTCGATGGCATACACTGGCTTGACACCGAGGTATCGCACGGCGTGGTCGTTGCGCACGTGCCATCCTTGCTCACGGACGATGCTGAGCAAGGCCATGACGATGACTTGATCGAGGGTTCTCGGCGATTCCTCTTCGTGCTCAGGCTGGCGCTCGCTTGGCGGTGGCGGCGGTGTATAGATGCCGTTGGCTACCTCGTAGGCGTGCCGGTCAGCTCTCTCCTTCCATTCGCGGTAAAGCGCACCTTCTGCATATCGTTCTTCGGGCCACATGTCCGGCCAACCGGCGAAGGCGTTGCCGCTCGTCTCTACGCGCTCATAGTCCTCGTAGTTACGACAGAGGATCTTGACGACTAAGTGGCTCATACGGCATAGTGACTATGGTGGGAATATAACACGCGCTTCTTCAGAAAACCGCCGGAACTGACCGGCAGCATCAACGTCTGATATGTCACGTCACCACGGCGATACATCTGCCACAGCGCCTCGGCTTGCTTGTTGCGGCGCTGGATGACGACCTGAGCCTCCGGCGTGAGAGCCATGCCCGCCTGCCAATTCTCGATCTCGAGCTCAATGGCGAGCTCTCGCTTTGTGAGCGATGGGTTTTCTGGTTCTGCCAACGCCTTGCGCGCGGCCTTGTAGCGTTCATCCAATGATGGCTTCGTTGCCTCTTCTTCTACTTTCTTCTTCTTTGTCATATTGCTTACGGTTTAATTATTTGGTCCTCAAAATCTATGTCATCGTCGCCTCCGTTACCCTCGTGCTCGTTGTCGATGAACGTGTCGTGGTCATCGAACAATCCGGGCATGGAATCGACGTCGTGGTGATGCCGTGTGCGGTAGCGCTGGTAGGCAGGTTTGACGCCCCAATCGCTACGGTCGTTGTCTGCAAACATCTCGCGGAATGCTGCCAAGTCACTGTCCTTGGCGTGGTGGTCGATGAGCTTGATGAATAGCTCATACAGTGAATGGCATTGCATATCCACGGCTAAGCCGTGCAGACGCCTGTACATTTCAGGGGCTATCAGACGAAAGCAACGATCCAATATGTGCTGGACGTTCATGTCTTCCGACCAATTGCCGAAGAATGGTTTAGTTACGTGGACTGCGCGGCACCCCTTCTTCTTCCCTTCGCCATCGAAAATGAAATAGATGGCCTCGCCGATGACTCGGTTCACGCTCGGGTCGGCATGGTTCATGGCATCCTTCCATCCCTCCATGTGCTCGAAGACGCTCATCAGCTGCTCCATCTCGGGCGTGAGGTTATGCCGGTCATCCATGTAGCGCACAATCGCGTCAAACATCATCTGCGTGAGAGTGTAGTCCGAGATGCCCTTGATGTCGGCTATTCGTTTCACATGGGCATAGGTTACGGGTCGCACCTTTGTCTGCATCATTTCGTATTTGCCGGTGGGTTGTCCTGTGAGCCTTTCTGCCAGCTTGGCTCTTGCATTTGATTTGTCTTTTCTCCCCATATTATTTAATAAGTGTTTTAATTGCTGGGTTAATATCGTCGAGATGTACAGACGGTCTGTTGCAGGTCAGCAACCTGACGAGCACGTCTGCAACGTCTGCCTTGTAACCATCCTCTGGTTTCCATTGGAAGGTGAGGATAGTGTTGTTAATGTACGCACGTTCATAGCCTATCTCCTTGCGCTTCGCGTCCCATTCTGCCACACCGTCCTTGTCAGGATGAAGGGCGATGATGCGCTCTTGTGCAATCAGCGGAGCCAGTAGCTCGCGTTTTAAATTGCCCTTGCCTGCCGTGGCCATCCACAGGTGCTTATCGGGCTCGCCGAAGTAGATGGCGCAGAAAAGCGCCGTCTTTTCGCTCTCCACGATATGGACCTCTGCTTGTGGGTAGCGCTTGGCGAGATGCCCTCCGAAGAGAGGCTTCATGATGGTATGACCTTCTGGGTCGTATTCCTCACGCAGCACCGGCTGATTGTATATCCATCCTGGGTGTGAATCCTTGTCGCGGTGGCCATACTTCGGATGTCCCCGTGGGTAGAACTTCATCAGTTTGGCGGCACGAGGCACACCGGCGGTATCAATGAGCCAGAACACAACGCGCCCGTCCTGCCATCCTCCCACGCAGTACTGCCACAGCACTTCGTCGAAACGCTCGCGCTGCTGACTGCTCCATGGGAGCTGCCATAGCCACGTCAGAAAGTTGCTCGCGTAGGTACGTTCTTTCATTGTCTTCATGACGAGCTCGCGCTTCAATTCCATGAGTGGAGGCGGTGGCGGCGGCACGTATGGCTTGATGTCAATCTTCACCGTGCGGTCATCCACGTCAATGCCCTTACGCTTAGCCAGCCATCGTATCGCGTCAGGGAAGCTCAGACGCTCCTTCATCTTAAGGAACTTTACGGCATCGCCGCCCTCGTCGCATACGAAGCAGTGCCACGTGTTTGGGTACTTCGCCACGTTCTTAGGACGGATGATAAAGTTTCCGTCGTGGAGGTCGTCGTGGAATGGGCAGTGGCACGTATAGTTCGTGCCAGCCTTTCTCAGCCTAAAGAACGCTCCAATAACGTCAACGATGTCCGTTGCGTCGAGTACTCGTTGGATGATGTAGTCGTCTATCTTTGCCATATCTATGCTATGCGGTAGCCCGTGTAAGCCTTAATGCGCGCTGCGAGGCGGTTCCCGTGGCACGTCAGCCCCTGTCTGTGGTCGCCACCACATAGGCGGCCACAAGGGGCGTGCCACCGCCTCGCGTGTGTGCGCCTACATTTAGATATATACCTGTATATATCTAAACGCACGCACGCGCGAGAATCGTTAGAATGGAACATCTTCCGATGTCTCTGGGAAAGGCGGTATTTGTTTTGGATTGATCTTCAGTCTTGGGTTCTTTTGTCCTGGCTTCATCTCGCTCTTGTCTTGCTCAACGATGATGCTACGATAAAGCACCTTTTGGATGCACTCTTTTTGTTCTTGCTCGTCGGTCACCCCGTTAGGAATGAGGATTTGTTGGCAGAACGCTGTGCGAGTCGCCGGCCATTCGAGGCGTCCCTGACCCTCTATGATCCAAGCCTTCACTTGGTCTGGAGTAATCGTTGATTTGTATTTGACGGCGGGCTGTTCCAATTTCCCGTCGATGATTTCTCTCGGCATTCCCCATCCGCTTTCCGTTGTAACCTCGAAGTCCCAGCTGTCAACGTCTCGACCTCTGGCTTTCAGTTGTTCCACCTTAAAATATATCTCTGGACGGTCATCCCGTTTGTCTTTGTTGTTTAGCCGCGACTGAACGACTTTCCTTACGGTGAATATCTCGCTGACCTTGCGTTGCAAGATGCTTCCGAGTGTTCCGACCAGTTTGTCCACCATCGGGTTCTCGTGTTGTACTATCCACATCGACGTGTCGAACTCAGTGGCGGTCATCATGCACTCACGGATGATTGGCTGGCACTCCTTCTGGTCGTTGTAGTCCTCCACGATGTCGAGCATACCGTCGAGGAACAGGTGCAGACATTGCCCCTCTCCCATGTGCTCCTTGACCAACCATAGTGCTTTCAGCGTTTTCCGCCATCGGTCTTCTGCCAGTTCTGTATCGCGGAGGCGCAGGATGAAGAATTGGTCGTTTTGTCGGTCGTATGGGATGCCAGCCAATGTGCATACTCGATTCTTCACGGCTATCGTATCATCTTTGCCCATCTCCGTGTCAACGTACAGAATGACAGGCTTAGGGATGTCATCGCGGTAGCGCGTGTTCCCTTGTTGTCCGCTGAGGATGGTCGCCATCAACATACTCATGAGGTTGGTCTTCCCGTGTCCGGCCTTACCGCTAATGACGTGCAACTCTCCGATGTTGGCGAACGGCACCATCTTACGTTCGAGCGTGTACCTCGGTGGCTTGTAGGGATCGGTGAAGTCGAGGAAGTCTCCGTCAACATCAGCCCCGAACCATTTCCTGCTCTTCAGGAACTCAGGTTCTTTAGGTTGGTTGTCGAAGTCGGGCCTCGCAGCTTCCATTTGTTGCTTGATAATCTCTTCTTGTGTCATAGTTCCAAAAAACACCGTCTGTCCGGCTGTCAAGCGTCTTTCCGCTTTGCCATCTCTACATTCTGGCCGGACAAGCGTCCTTCATTTATTCTTCATATATCTCTCCGATGACACGCAGCGCCTTCTTCATCTCGCCCTTCGTTCTGAATACCTCCTCATAGGCTTCCGTAGTCTCGGCAAGTGACTGGCGTAGCGTTGCGCATGAAGACCAGGCATCCGAGAGCTGGTCAACACCATTCTGGATGTTCTTCTGTTCCGTAGGCGTTAGCTCATAGCCCGCAGTCAATGGCTCCAGCATCATCATCGACCTGTCCCATCGTCGCTCAACTGACGCGATGCTGAGACTGCCGAAAATGGCACGGAGCACCGTCATCGGCACTCCGTTCTCGCGCTCGGCAACAAGCAGACTATTCTCGTAGATGCTTAGCGCCGTCTTCAAGCAGGCGTCTGCCGTCATGCCCCACGCCACGATGTCCTCATTCGGCACATGGTGAGCGATGAGCGATATCCGGAACTTATTCCATAGGCTCGTCACCCATTGATGCTCGCGGTAGTATGCCGTAGTTCCTGTTGCCGCCCAATACTCGTAATATTCGCGGTCGGTGATGTCACCGTAACGCTTGCGGTACTCGGGAGCCATGTCCGTGACATGGAAGAGGCGGTTGTTCGTGGTGTGGATGAGCCGCTGTTCATAGGACTTGAACTCCACGATGGCAAAGTTGAACTCGCGCTTCACCAAGTGCCGGAAGTTAGGATGTTGCCGCAGGTGGTCAAGCGCTTCCAACGTCGCTGCCCAGGCAGCATTGTTCCCGATGCCTACGATTGTCTTGACGTAAGCAGCGGCGTATGACACACTATTGGCGAATGCCTCCATGCTCATGTTAACGGCAACGATGTCGCTGCCAACCTTGTACTTAATCATAATATAGGTACTAACGATTCTGGTATGACTTCCACCGTGCTCACGTCGGCGGGACCGACAGGCACCATAATAAATGCCCGCGCACACTCAGTGCCACGGGCTGCATATCCTCGGACGACCTTGCCGTCCTTGATACGCTTACCTTGATATTGCTGTATGTTCATGATTCTTTCCTTGTTTGTTCACCCTGTCCCGTCTCTTCCGCTGCGATTCTATCGCAGCATCCCCATTCGTGACCGTGGGCGGATTCGAACCGCCGACCCACAGATTAAAAATCTGCTGCTCTGCCAACTGAGCTACACGGCCTCCCAATTCCCCATCCTCGCATTAGTTTTGATTTAGTCGCACTGCCCAATGCCCATCAATACAATCGGGCACACGTGCCCTCTGGCCTCCATTGGTACGGTTAGGCTCTCGCCCTGGCTCTCGCCGACATCTGCATCACGCAGATGCTTTACCGCCCGGTCACGCCTTTTACAGCGCATTGCCTCTCGCTCGGCTTATGTATTTGTTGCGGTCGGCGCCAGCATCATTGCAGCCTTTGCCTTGATGGCCCTCGAAGGGTTCCCCGTGCCGTTTTGAGTACCAGTATCGATGGTTGGATGGTTTATTGTGTGGCACATTCTGGACTCGAACCAGAGCTCACGTAGATTCCAAGGTATCACCCTTGCGGGTGGGATTGCGTTCATGCCGGTTGCCCATTTACCGGCTTTATGTGCCGTGTGCCGTCTCTATCTTCGCAGACCATGACGGCGTTACAAAAGCTAAAACTAAAAAGTAGGTAAGTGAAAGTCCAGGCTCTCTCGCCGGATGTGTTACTTTCCCTCCATGTTCCTCTTTCCCGATCAGGACGGCGGCTCAGCTCCATTGCTCCCCATGCCGTCCCAATCGACCGCCTCCGTTTTCTTCTCTTCCTTCGTGGCGTTCATCTGTTGTCCAGCTTGCTCGGTCTGCCCACCATGTTGAGCTCCCGTTGCCGGAGCGTAAGCTTCGGCGCTACCTGCCTCCCTGATGCCCCAAGCCCGCAGGCTGTTGTACCACTTGCCTTGATACTCTCTTGCGTCGATGTCGAAGCTGATCACCACGTCCTTGCCGAACATGCTGTCAAACCTCTCGACCCTTTGGTTTGCTCCGTCGCTTACTTCAATCACCATCTGGTGCTGACGGGCGAAGCTCCCCTCATCCGTGGCCGTTATTAAATACGATGCAATTCTCCAAGCGCCGTTCGCACCTTGGCCGCAGCGCTCGTTGATCTTCTTGATGAGATTACCTTTAACTTCCATGATTTAGTTATATAGTTAATATTTCACTTTCTAAGCTGCTTGATGCTGCCGTCGGCAATCATCCGCTGAATCTTGTTCCTCGGATATGCCCACCTGGTTGCATGGCTCTCGCCGTCGGCCTCTGTCACTATCGCCTGAGTGCGCGGTATGGTCTCTCCGTATCGTTTCAACCACTCATCGCTAAACATCCCGAATTGCTTCAAGAACTCCTCCTTGCTCAGCCATACCTCCTCATTCTCGTCGCGCACCTCATTGATGCAGCGGCGGATGATGGCTCTGATAGATGCCAGCAACTCATTCTTGAATGACCGTTCAAGCATTGCCGTCCCTCCGTTTAGCTTCCTCAATAGTAGCCATGGCTTCTTCGCCACACAGCGCTGCACAATAAAGACAGGCCGTAGCGTAAGCCACTGCTATAAGTGACCCGTTAATGACCTCGACGACTCCTAAGATGGTGCAAACAAGTGCGACAGCTGCGAGTGCCGTCAGCACGACCACCTTCTTCTTTTCTTCTTTCCTTAGTTGAGTTTTCATTGTAGTTGTTTTTTGGGTTGTATTAAAATACCTTAATAATTTCTTCAGCATGACGCGAAATTGGGAAGAATGCCTTATCTTTGTGGCGCTTCACTTCCAAAAGGGTCATCGCTATGACTCACGGCTATTCTTATACCCAATTTCTGCGCCTTGCTGTTTCCGAGTGCAAAGATAAGCCGCAAAAATGAAATCGGTGTAAATCCGTGTAAATAATTAAGGTCTTTTAAGACAATTCGCGTTAATAATCTCGCAATTTAATACAACTTTACAATATGAGACTTTTAAACGACTTATTTGCAAAAGCAGCGACCTGGATTTTCGAAAACTATCCAGACGTGCCCGACCAGAAAACGCTGGCAATCCGTACAGGAATCACGGAAACAACCCTGTCGCGCATACTCAATGACAAGGTGAAGCGACCGTCTGCCTTAACCATCAAGCGTCTCACCTCAGCCTTCGAAGGCGTGTTCAACCCTGACTACTTCATAGGACGCTCGACCACAATGCTCATGGCTGACATCATCTACTACAGTCAGCAATCTGACCAGTCCAGATCCGAAGCATCGCAATCTACTGAAATGCCTGGTCCACCATCTGCTATCCAACCACTTTACGCCACGGTTTCCGAAACTTCAGATCCGGCATCCGACTCTTCCATCCCTGCTTGGGCTGACTCACTCATCAATCTCGTATCAGGGAACGCCGCTGCCATTCATGATTTAAAAGCAGAGAACAAGCATCTCCGCGACCTCCTCAACGAACTCGTCACCACAAACAAAAAACTCCGTGGAGAACTCAAAAAAGTCCTCCACGAAGTCAACCAATCAAATCGAAAAATAAAATATCAGGCCTACGAAGAATCTATCCCAATGGCCGCAGAACCCAAAAAGTAAACAACCATGACACATCAAATCATCTACGTGGGATTATTCACCAACCACAATAACTTTCCCCATAAACTTTACAATCGACTAACAACCAACAATTTAATCATTTATAAATAATCCCGACGGAATCACTTTAAAATTTACTTAGAACGCTGATTTATTGAATGTTATGAGGAATGACGGGTAAATAAAGTTGGCGTAAATGGGGGTAAAACGGGGTATTTTTGGGGCTATTTAAGCCAAAACTTTACCCACTTTACCCACCTTGGTAAAGTTATTGGATCACGATGGGTAAAGTCCAAGGAACTATGACAACGACAGTTGTGTTTGACCATCGCGGGCGTACTTTGCAAGGCCGTCCGGGTCCGCTGGAGGTGAGAGTCACCGTCCAGTCACGTGTGTATTATGTCGGCACTGGCGTTAAGGTGCTGAGAAGTGAATGGCGTGCAGGAGAGGTTGTGAACCGGCCTGACGCTGATCTGTTGAACGAACGGCTTGACATCATCAACAAGGCTGTGGCCGAAGAGGTGAACGACAGGCTGATTAGGGATGTACCTATTGATGTCGCCGAAGTCAAGCGAGCCGTATGGGGCAATCGGAGCGATGAAGATGGAGGAGTGTTGAATGTGTCTCCATTCCTTGATTGGTTTGAAGAACGTGTACAGCTGCTCGGGCTTGCGCCTGGAACTATTAAACATTATAATACTACGCTCGCGCATCTGCGTGCGTGTGGATATATAAAAACATGGAGGCAGCTGACTCCGGAGAATGTAAGGAAGTTTGACCTCTATCTTCACGGACTTAGAATCAAGAATGCCGTGACGCGGGCCAATGGAAAAGAAGTGGCACTGACGCAAGGAACGATACATAATCAGCACAAGAATCTTAAAGCGATGATAGCTCGTGCCGTCGTCGAAGGGCGATGCCAAGCGAATCCATACGACAGACTCCGTGGTGAGTTCGCCCGCGGTGAGCGCGAGACCGTAGAATATCTGACGAAGGATGAGCTCTGGCGCATTGAGGCGCTGGAGCTTGATGATGGCGGTATATTGGCATTGGCTCGTGACTTGTTCGTTTTCCAGGCTTACACTGGCATGGGTTACTCCGATATGCAATCATTCTCGCTGAGCGACTGCATAGAGAGTGACGGGAGATGGATTGTGGCGAAGCAGCGGCAGAAGACTGGAGCGACCTATTACGTGCAACTGTTGCCACCTGCATTGGCTATCGTGAAGAAGTATGGCGGAGCGATGCCACAAGTGGCTGGACAGGTTTATAATCGGAACTTGAAAGCGGTTGCGGCAATGGCCGGCATACATAAGCGTGTGACAAGCCATGTCGCCCGTCATACCTTCGCCACATGGGCGCTGCATGAAGAAGTACCGATTGAGCGCGTGGCGAAGATGCTCGGACATACTAACATTCGTCAAACACAGCGCTATGCCAAGGTGCTCGCCGAAGATGTGTACAAGGAATTTGATAGGATGGCAAAGTCCTTAACTAATAAAACAACCCAAAAACAAACAACATGAAAAAGTATTTTATTTTGATGGCAGCGGCGCTATTGTGCTCGTGCCAAAGCGAAGACGAGAATGTAAAGGATGGCGGTGCTCAGGCTATCCGTTTCGAGATCAGTGGCGACTTCGGTTCGCCGACGTTCACCCGTTCTCTCAGTGCCGATGGCGTTGAGATGACGGACTTGTGGATTTTTGATTTCGTTAATGAGGAATGCGTGCAGTCCTTGCATCTCACTCCAGAAGATGACGGATGGGATTCGCCGGAGATGACGCTGGCAATGGGTAACCACAATGTCTGCTTCGTTGCTTCTCGCGGTGGCGAGCCTGTACTGGATGAGAGTGCTCAGACGATTACGTGGGGTTCTCCGCGTGATGCTTTCTGGGCAGATAAGGACGTGACCATATCGCAGGGGTCGAGTGCCGTGGCTGTGGAGCTTACCCGTGTTGCGACGAAGCTGAAGGTGGTCGTGAACGACAAGGTGCCAGCCAATGCGGCAAGCATCGTGGTCAAGCCAGAGAGATGGTACTACGGCATCAACTATTGGACGGGCGAGCCTGCTGTTATGAAGACGCAGGAGAGGTCGGTGGCTATTCCCGCGTCATACGTCGGCACTACCGGACAGCTGGCTGCTTCGTTCTTCGGCATCAGCGCGAAGAATGAATGGACGACGAACGTGGCTATCAGCGCGAAGGATGCAGACGGGAATGTCATGGCGTCGGTTGCCATAACAGGCGCTCCGTTTAAGGCCAACAGGGCGACGGAGTATTCAGGCCGGCTGTTTGGCGAGGATGCAGGCATGACGGTGAGTCTGAGCGAAGAGTGGGAGAGCGCGCATGTGGGGACGTGGTAGGCGGCGGAGCCGAAGCTGATGCTTCGGGCACGGCGGTTTGACAAATAAAGGCGGCACAGAGGCGGTGCTTCTGTGCCGTTGTTGCGATGGGATCGCAACTCAAAGAACGGGACAAAAAGGTGTGAACGGGACAAAAGATGGCGACGGGAAGGTGGAGCAGGTGATGAACGTTATGAGGCGTTCATGGAGGCTATCATGCGAGATAGTTCTGCGGCTTCTTCGTCGGTGATTGGCGGGGTGTCGTCGCCATCGTCGAATAAGGACGGGAACATGTCTTCAACGGTCTTGCCCTGTGGGTCACGCTTGGAGAATGTGGCGGCATAGACGCATTCGGCAAGGAGTTGGTGAGTCAGGCGGTGGCGTCGTCGGTAGCCTCGGATGATGCGGCGCACTTCCCAGAATCGGAGGTCATACAGGAACTCACTACGCGGTATTCCGATCTCGCCCACGAGCAGTTGGTAGATGTCGTGGGCGGTTGTTAGTTTTTTGCCTTTTCTCCTTCTTCGGTTTTGTCTTCCGGCTCTCCAGACGGGACGCGGTAGAACTGCTTGCGGAGATCGAGGATGGTGAAGATGGCCATGCCGAGCTCAGCTGGCTTGGCTTCATTCATCAGGTCTGAATCAGTGACGGGCGGTTCTTCGTTGTGGCTGTTGTAGTATGCCATCATGGCGGCAAGGATGGCGTAGATGGTACGCTTGATGTCCGGGTCGCGCTGTGCGTTGATGCTCTCGATGGCGTGCTTGATGTAGTCGGTCATGTCCTCGCCTGCAAAATCCTTGTAGGCGATTTCCGTGGCGTAGCAGTAGGCAATGAAGATGGCCTTGCCTGCGATAGTGATTTCTCTTGTGATCATAGTTCGGTGGTTTATGGGTTGATGGTAAAAATGAAACCGCCCGCGCTGGTTGCGGTGGCCGCAAGCAGGCGGGCGGCTGATAGAGGTTAGTCACCTACGTTGTCAGTGCCTGGGACGATAGCCCCGTAGCCATTGAGCGTGTAGTTGTAGGTGGTGTTTTGCTTGTTCTGCGCTGAGATTTTCAGATTCGTGATTTTGCCTTGACCGTGGGCAATCTCTTCTACGACGGTGCGGTTATTTGTGCCCTCCATGACGCAGATGCGCCAGTAGAGAAGCTGGTCCTTGACCCACGTCTCGAAGTCGTTGAGCCCTACGCCGCCTGTCAGCAGCGTGTCGTTAGGCGTTAACACAAGCCCGCTGCCGGTGATGTCGTAAGACTGCCCGGTTACTTCGTATTCGAGAGCGTCGCCCGTCGTGTCCTTGGTCGAGCTGTCCTCGGCCTGAGCACTGCCGTGGAGGGCCATCTGCTTGGCTGCGGCCACCACCGTCGAAGGATTGGCGGCAGTAGATACCAATAGTCTGATGTATTGTCCTTTCTGCATAGCTTACTAACTGAGGGCTCCTGTTCCTTGGAATTGAAGTGATACGGCGACCGTCTCGCGGTCGTTGAAGTTCATGGTGAAGTCGTTCAGCAGTGCATTGCCGCTACGCTTGAAGTTGGCGTTCTGGGCTACGCGGTTCTGCGAACCGGCAGTCTGGTCCCAACCGACGGGAACGGCCTGTGCTGCTACGAACGTCGAGATGATAGAGCGCAGAGCGGCGGTGTCGCTCTGGTAGGTATCCACCTGTGCCGACCATTGCGTGCTCGTAATCGTCTCTTCGGTGAACATGCCTTCGGTGTCCTTTGTGGACGTATCCGCCGCATTACCTTGGAGCGTGATGGAGGCGTTGGTGGCTTCAGGTATCGCGGCTGCATTTTGAAGCAGTCTGAAGTGCTGACCTTTAATCTTGCTCATAATCGTTAGGTATTAAGCATTGGTATGTGAGCGTCGAATGATAGCAGGGTTTCAGCCAGTCCCACGCAATACCGTCAGAGGATAACGATTCGAGGGTTGGCACGTCTTCATCATCTTCCACCATGGATTCAATGAGCGACGTTACGGCTTGGCGCACCATGAGTGTCAGTTGCCTGACCTCACGCGGGCTGACTGCGTCTATCTCGACGGATGCCTGCACGCGGTCCTCCTCCGATTCCCAGTCGCAGTCCTTGTCCTCTTGGGCATTGGTGAAGCCGTTGTCCATGACGATGATGCACGGCAGCTGGGTATTGTCCTTCTCGTCGGGGCTGACCTCGAAACAAGTTGAAACGACGCGCCCACCGACTGCCTCCATGATGGTTGCGTCGGATGTGATGGCGTTGTAGATGAGTTCGTCGAGATGTATCATTCTTTCGCTTTGGTTAAGATGGGCCAAGCGGGGGATCCGCTTGGCACACTACATTTGGATTCGCGCTTCTTCGTGGTGGTAGGAAAGCAAGCCGGCGCTCAGGCTGTTGCCGTCTGCATCGCCGTCGCCGGCTTGCTCGGAGCTACGATCCGAAGAGATTATGCGATTGGTGCTTAGTTGCCGATCTCGTTGGAGCTTGCGGGCTCGATGAGCTTGATCAGCACGAATGCCTGAGGCTTGTGCGGGTTGTTGTTGTCTCCGCCGTTCACGAGCTTAGACATTTCAACCAGCGAGTAGTCAAGGCTCATGCCGAGAGCGATGACGTTGCGGTCGAAGTTCTCCTGAGAGGTCCCGTCCACGTTGAACTCGATGCCGTCGGCATAGACCTGCTCGTTCAGGTAGCCGAAGTGACCGATACCGATGTAGCGTACAGGAGTGTCGCCAACCTTGTCCTTGGTGGCAACGCCATTGGAGGCAATCGAGTAGTCGATGTATGGGCTGACCTTGTAGCGGTAGCCGACGCACTGGCCATCCTGCACGACGGTGCGGTTGCTGTCGGTGGTGCCGGGGATGAGCTTCGTGAACTTAAGGTCCACCTCGGTGGCCTTGTCCATGATGATCTCGGGTTCACCCTCGAAGCCCTTGTCATACATCTTGGCGACTTCCTTGGCCAAGTTCTTACCGATGTTTTCGTCGAGGTTCAGCTCGACTACGGTCACCTGTGCGAAGGGGCTCTGGAGCTTGTCGTACTCGCCGTGAGCGTACACGTGGAGAGCGCGGAACATTGCCCAGCCCTTCTGGAACTTGTAGGTGAGGAAAGCCACGATGTCGAAAGCGGCCTGAGCCACTGCACGACGGCTAACGGGGACGGAGGCGGCGACGCGCTGGGGAGCGGTCTTGATGTTGGCGAAGTCGAGAGCCTGCTCAGCCACCTTGGTCACCTCGCCCTCGACGGTGAACTTCACGTCGTTGATGGAGTATGGGATGACCTGGGTGCCGGTCACGCCCGTGAGCATCTTCAGGTCGTCGGGCAGTTCGATGCCGGGGACCTTAGTGTCGATGATGGGGCGAATCTCGACGGGGATCAAGCCGCCTGCATCGAGATTGGCAGTGGTGTTCTTGTCGGTGCCGGTGGTGATGGCGTTGGCCAGGATGGTGGTGGCGTTGGCCGAGCGCTTGGATGTGTAGCAGTCGTTGATCAGCTCGCGGAGCTTCTTGCCTACGTCCTCGCGTTCGCGGATGTTCTCCAACTCCTTGCCGGTGGCCAAAGCCTTGGCACGGGCTGACAGCCCGGCGCTCTCGCGGACAAGAGCGTCGTACTCCATGTCCTGTGCGCGCTGCTCTGCCATGAGCTTCTCACGCTCTTCCTTCTGCTCCTCAGAAGTGAGGGCACGCATTTTAGTCTCACGTGCGTTGGTCTTCTCGTCCAACTCGTCCAGCTTGTTCAGGATTTCGGCCTGACGCTCCTGGATGTCTGCTTTTGTCATTTTTGCCATGATAAAAACGTTTTTATAAGGGTTAATAATTAAGTGATTCTATGTCGATTCCACGACGGCGGTGCTGGGCACGCAAGCGCATGGCCTGCTGTTCGCGGAAACGCTGTTCCTGCTCTTCCAGTTCGCGGGCTTCCTGCTCGGCCTTGGCCTTTGCCTCTTCCTCAGCCTTTTTCTTGGCTTCCTCTTCGGCAGCACGCTTGGCCTCGTCATCTGCATCGTCCTTGTCGTCCTTGTCGTCGGGGTCGTCATCCTTGATGTCGTCCTTGTCGTCAGGATCATCGTCGCGCTTCGTGTCATCTTTGCCGCAGTCGCGCTTGTCGTCGTCCTTGCCGCCACACTCGCGCTTCAGTTGTTCTTCAATGGCCTTGTCGATAGCCTCCGACTGTTCACGGGTGGCGACCGATGTCTGCTCGTAGGCTGGGTGGGTAACGTTTGCCACGTCGAAGAGCTTGGTGATAAGCCAAACGTGACGCAGCCATACCTCCTTGCCGTCCACGGTCTCGTTGGTGCGCTCGTAGGTCACGTTTTCCTCGCCGTTGGCGTTGCGGTCGTCGAAGGCGAACGACATACCGTACACGTTACCCAGTCGGATGTGCTCCAGCGTGTCGTTGGCGACGGTAGTGTTTGGGTAGTCACAGCTGGACTCCATGTAGTTCTCGCGAAGGACAAGCGACAGCGTACCTTTGCCGTTGACGCAGCGTCCGATCATGTCAGAGATGTCGTTCGAGTGGTTGTTGTTATACACCACATTGGAACGGTTGATGAGTTCCTGCGTGATGCAGTTTGGCTCCAGAATCTCGTACACCACGCGGGTATCGCTCCACGGAGTCAGATTCACCGAACGTACACCGAACATCACAGGACGGCCAACCACGGTGCGGCTCTTGCCCTGACCAAATTCGGTCTCGCGGATTTGTAGTCCGCAATCCTCGATGGGGATGAATCTTGTCTGTTTCATATTCTAATCGTTGATGATTACTTCTTACTATTCGTGCGTTTTGTGGTTTTGGGTTTACCAATCGTTTTTGATGGCGTTTCCGTTGCCCACAATACCTCGTGCTGCTTCAGCCATGCCGACTGCCGCTGCAAGTCGCCCTGATGCCACGAACCGCCGCCGTAGTGCTCGATGAAGAGCCGAATATCTACGTGCAAGCCTACCAGACGGGGACGCATCCGCAGCACGTCGTCCAACAGACAAGCACCCGTGTCGAACCAGTTGCCGCGCAGGTTGGCGTCCGCCTTCAGTCCCCAGCAGCGGTCGGGGTCGAAATATCGTGCGCCCTCTTTGGTCAGCTTCGGCACGTTCATGTAGCACAGCATGGGCAGGATGCGCGGCACCTTGAAGCGGTTGCCGTTCTGGTTGC